GACCTTGCCCAGCGGGCCGACGCGCGTGACGACGTTGGAGATCTGCAGGGCGGTCGCGTTGCCGTTGTCGCCCAGGTAGTTGATCTGGTCGGCCAGGCTGCGGACCTGGGGCTGGGTCAGAGCGAAGGCGGTGCGCCAGGTGGCCATCATCTTCCCGGCTTCATCGGCCGTGGAATCGAAGGCGACGCCCATCTTGCCCGCGTCCTCGGCGAAACCGATCAGTTCGGCGCGCGGGATCTTGGCCTGGCCAGCGGCGGCGACGATGGCGGCGAAGCCCTCGGCCGCGATCGGGATGCGCGTAGTCAGCGTCAGTATGTCGTCGGACATCTGAGCGAACTGCTGGGGGATCTCGAAGTCGACCACCTTCTTGACGTCCAGCATGGCGTCTTCGAAGTTCACGGCCAGGCCGCCCGCCGCGATCAGGGGCGCGGCCGTAACCATGCCCGCGCCGACTGCCGACATGCCTGCGCCCTGCATGGACCCCGCGAAGGCCTGGGTCTTGTCGTATTGTGCGCGCGCCGCTTTCAGGCGCGCCTGGGCCTGGGCGGCCTTGTGCAGGCGATCTGTTTGAAGCGCGATCTGGAAGTTGCCGTCGGCGATCTCCGCCTTCAGCCGCGCCTCGTGGGCGGCCAGATTCTTGGTCGATATCCCGGCCGCGTCCAGTTTGGAGCGCATCTTGTCGAGCTGAGCGGTCCGGCTGACCTCCTCAGCCTGCAGGCGCTCCACCTGCTTTTCCGCCCTGGCCATTGCGGCGGTCATCTTCTTGGTCGGATTCTCAGCTGCGGCATGGGCGCGCGCGAGTTCATCGGCCTTGATCTTGGCCGCCTGCAGGGCGCCGCTGGTCTGGCCCAGCTGGGTGCTCATGCCTTTGAAGCTGGCGATGTCGCGCTGCGCCGCCTCGAGGTCTTTCACCTTGGCCTTGGTCTGCTGCAGGACCTGGTTCGCAGCGGCCGCTTCGCGGTTGGCCGCCCGCAGGGGCCGGGTCAGCTTATCGACCGCGTCCAGGATCAGCCGGAGCTCTAGCTTCTTTTCCATGGGGCAGGGCGGGCTCGGCGGACGGCGTCAGGTTTCAGGAGGCGCGTGCATGGCGTTCCAGCGAGCGACTGCGAGGTCGCGCCAGCGCATCAGATCGGAAAGCGGGAGGTCGGACATCGCCGAGAGCGGCCAGTGAAAGACGGCGGCGATGTCCGCGAAGGCGTCGTCTACGCTTCGAGTCCAGCGTCCGCCTTCTGACGCTTCGTCAGCAAAAAATTGACCACCTTGCCCGACAGGGAGGCGATGTCCTCGCCGTCCATGGCCATGAATTCCGGCCCGTGGATGATTGGGTCCGAGATGCGTGGGATGACGACCGACATGGCGCGGACGTTCATGTTGTAGAGGTCGCCCAGGTTGGTGCCGTTCAGGTCGCCGCCCATGGGCTTTCGCAGGGTGACCTTCTCGATCACCAGGTCACCGCGCTTCAGCGGGTTGTCGAGCTCGACGACGGCGAAGCGCTTCTTTTCAGCTGTGGCGTCGATGGCGGTGCGGGCGGCGGCGGGGAGGGCCTTGGTCATGTTCGTGCTTTCGGAAATTCAGAGGAAGAGGACGGCGCAGGATCAGCGCGTGATGCGACGCAGTTCGGCCCAGCGATCGACGCCGCCGACCAGGAAGATCCGCGCCAGGAAGTCGATCTCGAGCTCGACCACGCCGTTGATCGTCTCGCGGTAGTAGGTGCAGGCCGTCTTGACCTTCCAGTCCTTGGGCGAGCCCAGCTCATCAGAGCCCTGATCGATCTCTTCGTGACGGCCGCGCAGGGTGATCTGGACATCGTCGTAGGCGCCGGTGGCCTGGTTCTCGTAGGCCAGTGCGAAGCGCAGGCCGACGCCGTTGACGCGGGTCTCTCCGAACCGACGGGTGATGGCGGGGATGGCGGCGCCATAAGTGTGTTCGGCCTCCATTTCCTGCAGGCCGGTGGCGATTTTGATCGGGCCGCCGAGGCCGCCGCCCTTCCAGGGTTCGGTCGCCAGCGCCAGCTTGGGACGGGTGAAGGCCTTGCACAGGCCGACGAAGCTCGCGCCTTCCTGAAAGGCGTTCATTTCCATCAACTGAGAGGGCAGGTTCATGATCTAAGGTCCGGAAAATTCAGAGAGAGGGCGCGCGAGATCAGCCCGCCGCGACGGTGGCAGCGAAATCGAAGAAGTATTCGTCGGTGATCACCTGGATCAGCTGCAGGTGTTCCAGCGGGGGGACAGGGGTGAAATCGTAGACGACCTTAAGCGTGCCGCCGCCGAGGCTGGTCGTGGTGTTGTCATCCGCCAGGCGGGCCCTGCCGCCGATCAGCCTGCCGCTATCGCGAAGCTCATCCAGCTTTGTATTGATGGTCTCGATGACGTCGATGGCCAGCGACGGATAGAGCTCTTTGTCGATGGCCCATTTCAAGCCAAAAGCGATCGTGTCGCGGAGGACTTGTGCAGTGCGGACGGCGCTTTCGAATTCGAACCTGGGCTCCGGCGAGCAGGTGCGGTTGCCCCAGAATTTGAGGCCCTCGTCCTCGATAAGCACGGTGATGCGCGCTCCGTTCAGCAGGCCAGCTTCGGTGTCGCTGCGTTGCTGATCCCATGTGACGGGCGAGGCGACGCCGGTCACGCCTTTGACCGGGACGTTCGACAGGGTTTTGTGGAAACCAACAGTCTGATCGAGCAGGGCGCGGTGACCGGCCGCCACGGCTGTGGCGTAGACGATTTCGTCGCCATCCAGGAAGTCGCCATAGATCAGGCAGATTTCGCGGCCGCTGACGCCGTCGCGCAGCGCGATCGCTTCTTCGATCGTCGTCGCGTCGCCGCAGGAGCAATAGGCCATTGCGTTCAGCTTGGCCGCCACAGCGCCAAGGGCGACGGTGACTGACTGAGAGTCCAGGCCAGGCGCGACCAGGATGCGCGGCCGTACCTTGCAGATCTGTTCGGCCAGCAGGAGCTTGTTGACCCCGGCGATGACATTGGTGCGGGTTTCGAGCTCGATCTCTTCCGGCGTTTCGCCCAGGCCTTCGGCGACGCGGACCACCACGACGATCGTATTGGCCTGTTTGTCGATCGCCGAGAGCGCTCGGGCCAAGGTGCCGCCGTCGCCCGCCTTCTCGATCGCGGCGGGCAGGTCCGTCAGCCGGGTCGGAGTGTTGAGCGGAAAAACCGCCTCATCCGCATTATCCGCCACGGCGACCATGCCGATGATGCTGGTCGCCACGGTGCGAATTACGCGCGGTCCTTCGACCAGTTCAATGACGGTGACGCCGTGATCCAGGGGCGTGATGGCGGCCATGTTCAAGATCCGAATGAATGAAGGGGATAGGAGAGGGTGACGTCGGCCCGGCGCGGCAGATCGAGCCGCTGGAGGTCCAACTGAAGGACGGCGCGCCCGTCTTCCGAAGCGGTCAGCTGGATGCGGCGCAGGCGGACACGGCTTTCCCAGCGCTGGAGCGCGATCGCAGTGGCGGCGTAAATCCGCAGGGGCAGGGAGCCGTTGAGCGGCTGGTCGATCAGGCGCGGCAGGTCGGATCCGTAATCGCGGTGCATCACGCGCGATCCGATCGGCGTTGCGAGGATGTGGGCGATCGACTGGCGCAGATGCTCCAGGCTGTTCGCCGCGATGCCGCGACCCGAGGTGCGCGACAGGCCGATCGATGCCCCAATCATTGCTGCGGCGCTCCGGACAGAGCCTGGCCAGCGGCGACCTTGGTGTGGAAGTGGCCCTTGCCGGAGACGCCAGCGGCGACGACATCGACGTCGGCCTTGATCGTGCCGCTGGATTGCAGGTCGCCGGTCAGGTCGATGTCGGCCGTGATCTTCAGGCCGCCCGGGGCGGTAATGGTCATGGAGCCCGGTAGGTCGAAGGCCAGGTCGCTGGCTTCCGGGTCATAGGAGACCAGGGCGCCGTCCTTGAAACGGACCGCGTTCTTCAGCCCGAGGAAAAGGGCTGCGAAAGCGCGGGAGGGCAAGCCGTTGATGATGAAGCCGCGCTCGATGTCGCCTTCGGGGCAGATGATGACGGCGGATGCGCCCGGTGTCGGCGGCGACCAGATGGTCGTGTCGCCCACCACCATGATCCAGTCGAGCGGCGGGGTGAGGGTCTCGCCGATCCGGACGCGGGCAAGGCCAGCATCCAGATCGACGGAGTCGATGACGCCCTCATGCACGACTTGGGCGAGCTGGCGCAGGGTTTCGTTGTTCGTGGCGCGGGCGGTCATCGCGGCCGACGATGGCGCAGCCCTTCCGGCTTATCGCGCGCCCGCTGTTGTCAGAGAGGTTCTGACAACAAGAGCTAGTCTCCGGTGGCGAGCAAAGCGGGATCGAGGGCGGGCCAGTCGATTGTTTGAGGGAAGCTGTCTTGTTCGGGCACGTCGCGTAAGTCCTGGACGTGCTGAAGAACCAGCAGATAGTCCTCCACCGTCAGGGTGGTGCTGCGCCCTAGAGCGACTTCATCACGGTGGCGGTCGATCAGCCAGCGCAGGGCTGCGATCTCGGCGTCGCGCCGCGCGCGAACGGCCGCCGCCAGTTCGGCTT